TCCGAATCCATCTCCGAACATACTTTAACACCTCCTTTGTTGTGGTGTATGCTCGGTAATTCAGAGACTATATATTCTCTATTACCACTATTATTATATATAATTTTAGAATTCTGGATTTACAAATTTAACTGAATCATCTGGTTGTACAGTTAATTCATATAGACAAAGAATATTTTCTTTTGTTACATTTCTTGTAGAATATCCATTCATACCTAAAACTTGAATCTTAGCATTGGCTTGTTTCTCACATTCTTGGTTAGCTTCTATTGTATATACAGGTTTTACAATAGCTGTATCACCATCATAGTCCATACCCATTACATCAATCAATCCATTACAAATAGATAATGTATCTTCAAATACTGGTGATGTATTTGAATTAATATCTTTTGCTTCTATAACTGGATACCACTTATAAAGCTTCATGTTATCATCAAAATTAGATTGAATAACCATAGGTTGAGTTTTTACAGTAGACTTGATTCTTACTTTAGAAGGGTATTGGTTAAGATAAGAGTCAATAGGGAAACGGGTAATTAATACCATTTTATCTTCAGTAACATCACATGCTGCCATATAAAATAAATCACACCAAGTAATATTACGTTGAAGTTTATCTTCAGTAGAATATTCCATTTTTGTCTTATCAAATTCTTTGCTATTATTTAACTTATATCCCATAAACGACATACCAAATGATATCTTACTTATATCAACTGGTTTACCAGATGCTGATTTAAGTTCTTTATTTTTTACTTTTCTAGCAAATTCTTCTTTATCAACTGGTAAATTAATTGGGATAAATCTATTAGAATAACCATGAATAAAACGTTCAATTTGTTTATCAAGTTCAATATCAGAAAATGCAATTTGATAATCTACTAAAGGAACCATTACAGTTTCTTCATCATTAATTTTTACAGGATATTCTAATTTTCCAGCAAATCTATTTTCAAAAAATCTCCTTAACCAGAACATAATAAATGGTTTAAAACAACATAATGCTGCAGCCAGTGGTAAAGCTGCATGATTCATATCAACCATTAAATCATCAATACTTTCACCAGATACATCTGGTGCTGACATTACAAGACGTGCCGAATAGTCAACGGTTTTATACATAAGACCACGTTTGATAAGACCCATTTTACCAGGAAGATTAGCTGGTGTTTCTTGACCATTAATAGTAGTTCCATTACCGAACCAATCAAATATTTGTACAAGAATATTTTGTACTCTAGCCTTGGTAACATCTGACAACGTAAGACCAAATCCAGCAGTTTCTTTTAAAGACTTAGTAGCCATAATTAAACTACTGTAAAGTTTGTTTATTTCTCCAACACCGATACCAGAATCTCTAGTATCAACGTCTCTATAATATGCTGGAATAACTATATATTTACTTATCCACATTTCATTCTTACATTTCTCAATAAAATCAATTCTCTTATTACGACTTGATGATTCATTTTTCTGAAATTTAATTTTATTAAAATTTTTCTTAAACCATTCAATTCCAGTATCACCATCATCAGAAGGAATAAGTTCCCCTTTATCATTAATAATAAAATATTCAGTACCATTTATAATACTTTCAATCTTACTATTTAATTTACATAATGTCTTATATACAAGAGGATGAATAAATGTACCACCTAAATCTATATAACCATAGATACCAGAACGTTCAGCTTTTGTAATACCAAAAATTTCATTAGAAAGAAGTCCATCTTCTGTAGGTGTTGGACCATTAAAAAATACAGGATTAGATACTTCTTTGGTTGATGGATTTACTTTGATAAACTTTTCTACATCTAAAAGAAATACTTTTAAATGTTTAAAACTCGCTTCAGAAAAATAATCGGTATCATCTTTAATAATATTAACCGCTTCATCAATAAGCATATATTATACCTCCTTTTAAATTACTATTAATAGATTGTTGAAGGTACAAAAAAGAACAGCCTATCTCACGACAGTCTTATTCTTTTTATATGAAAATTTTTCAGTCTTCTTCATCATAAACTTCATCATAAGACAATCTTTCTTCTAATTTATCGATGTTGTCCTGAATATAATTTTCATATTCTACAGCCTCCATAGATGCATCGTACTCCGTAGAGTACTCGCCTATGAAAGTATCAAATTCTTGTGGTAATTCTTCGGAGACAGTTGCACAACCGTCTCCGAACTCATCATAGACATAATAAGGCATAATTTTTCACCTCCTTTTCTACTTATATAATATATCATTTAAAATAATGGCTTTTTCAACATAACTATAAATACTTAAGGAGGAAACAATTCATATGATTAAATCATGTAAAGAATGTATGGAGGGAGCACCATATAATTACTGTTGTAAAATTGAATGTGGTCAGCATGAATTTTGCAGAGGTTGTAAATATACTCCACGGCATAAATGTTATCATGAAGCATCATCACCCATTACAGATAATGATGATAAATTATTAGATGTATTGAAATCAGGTGGAGATTTAAAAGATACAGTTGTCGATTGGAGTAAGGCAAGACCTTTAAAACCAGTTGTCGATTGGAGTAAAGCGAGACCTTTAGAACCAGTTGTCGATTGGAGTAAAGCGAGACCACTTCCTCCAGTTACAGATAAAACAGATGAAAAAGATTTAATACCTATTGAAAGGGTATTAGATGACATGTGTAGTGATACTTCTGGAGTTTCTTCAGCAGCAAGAGACTATTACAGAATGAACTATGCTACAGAAGAAGAAAAAATAGAAATGGATAAAGAAGATAGAATAGTAAATAAATTGACAGCTTTTGCTTTAATTATTCCAGCTGTAATGATTATAACTATTATATTTAATCGTCTATTTTTTAATTAATAAGGAGGTAATATAAAATGAAAAAACCTATTTACTATTATACAGAAAGTCATCCCCATTGTGATGCTTATAATTTAGGACCTTGTTGTCCTCCACCGCCTCATCCACACCCTTGTCCTCCACCATGCCCACCACCTAAGCCTCATTATCATGGTAAAGTAAGTGTTGTTGGACGTACTGTTCTTACAGTAAAATACGTAGACAGACATGGTCATTATCAGACATTTGATATTAAGGATGGGGAAACATATGAAATTACTGCTGTTTCTTCAACAAGAGGTATTTGTACTTTTGCTGGAAGAATAGTAGATTTCGAATGTAATAAAGGAATTGAAAAGCTTCTTGATAAACCACATGAAATCACAATTTCGGCTCTTATTGTAGATTATTCTGATGCTTATGAAAGTAAACTCTTAAGAATCTACATCAATAATATCATAGGTATTAAACCTATAAGATGTTTTGATGGGGAAATGAATTATCCTACACAAGATTGTTGTCCAGAGCATAATTGTCATCCTCCTCACCATCATAAAGAACTTATTTATGACCCATTTGAATAATATAAGGTGCATGGTGAAAGTTTATCTTTCACCATGTATTATTGAAAGGAGTTGTGTATATGAAACATTTTGACAATCTAGATTTGAATACTAATAAGATTGTTAATGGTGGATTTGAATTGGTTACTATATTACCAACTTCTAATTTATTTCAAGGAAGAATAGTATTTAATACATCTGATAATACTTATTATATGTATAATAATAAATGGGTAGCAGTAATTGATTCAGATGTTCTTGACTCTAAATTAGGAGATATTTCTACTATTCTTGCTTCTGTTGTGGAGGTGAGCTAAATGCCTACTATAGCAGACCAATTAAATGAATTAGTAAATCAAAAAAATGCACTTGTTTCTAATCTAAATACAAAAGGTGTATCTGCTACAGAAGATGAAAAATTAAATACATTAGTACCAAAAGTACTAGAAATAACTAGTGGGGGAATAGATACTTCAGATGCTACAGCAACTGAAGATGATATTGTTGTTGATAAAACTGCATATGTAAAAGGAAAAAAAGTAACTGGTTCTGTAAATAAAATAAATACATTTGAATATGAACCAAAAAACTATGTTCAATCTATAGATGGACCTAAGTTTCTTGAATCTGGTAAGTATATAACAATTAGACCTGTATCTATTGATACTGCTGATATAGCATATGGTAAAGATGTATACGGTATAGTTGGTACTTATACAAAAACTGATAGTACTGAAACTGCTGCATCTGCTTCTAGTATACTTAAAGGTTACACAGCATTTGTAAACGGAGAAAAAATACTTGGTACATATGAGAATATTGAAGATACATTTACACCATCTAATCCATATACTCCTAGTATATCTGATATAACTATAGGAACTAGTGGAAAGAAAGTAACAGATGATATTATTATTTCTGGAGATTCAAATTTAATTCCTGGAAATATTAGAAATGGTGCAGTAATATTTGGAGTTGTTGGTACGTATGAAGGGTCTCAGTCTAGTGCTGAACAAGTATTATTTGATTGTAATGATTCAGCTACAGAAGAATCAATAATCTCTGAGTATGGTTCTATTATTCAAGTAAATAATTCATCTCCTGCATCATTTGAAAATTTGTCTACTTATACAGATAATAAAGTATCTGCAATTAGCAGTTCTCTATATCCTATGAAAGGGTTATCATTCAGAGTTGATAATGATTATAGTGGATTTTATTTTAAAACACCATTTACTATAACTTCAAGTAACTGTTTAATGTGTATGAGAAGCTATGTGTCTACATGGATTAATCCTACAATACACTTTAATTTTATTCAAGCTGATTCAGTAAATGATATTCCTACTAAAATAACAAATAGTGATTTTGTATTAACAAAAGATGTTAGTGTTGCTAATAGTATGAATAGTAATAAAATTTTCTACGATTTCAGTATTGCACCAGGAGAATATTATCTCTATGTAAGTATGAATTCGACTGGTGGTAATGAAGCTATAACTAATTATATATCTGTATTAAATATATAAGGAGGTATAATATATGAAGCATGTTTATAATAATGATATATCTCCTATCGATATCGAAAAAGTAAATGAATCGATATACAAAATTATTTTTAGGGAGAACATTGAATCTATATCATCTACTAAAATTGAGTGTGATGAATATATAATTTTTACAGAAAATTCTTCTGATAAAACAATTGAAGAGTTTGTAGAAGAAAATAAAGGTATTTTACTAACTACGGCAATTGCTCAGGATGAAATAAAATCAAATGAAAACAAAATTAACAATATGAAAGCATCACTAACAAATACCGACTATAAAGTATTAAAAAATCTTGAGAATTTTATAATCGGTATTCCATTTGAAAGTGATTTATCTTCTGTATGCTCTAATAGACAATATATGAGAGATTCTATTAATAATATACAGGATGATAATTTTGATGAAGATGATTTATTATCACAAACAAAACAAAGAAAGATAAATGAGATTAGTCTCATTTCTCAATCTACAATTATTAATGGTGTAGAATTTAATGGAAAGCATTATAGATTAAATACTACTGACCAAATTAATATATCTGCTCTTAATATGATGGCACAAATGGGAAATAAAGTACCGTATCATGCTGATGGTGAAGTATGTAGAATATTTGAACCAGAAGAAATGATTGAACTAGCTAAAGCTAGTACTTCTTGGATTGTTTATCATACGACATATTTCAATCTTTTAAAACACCAAATTCTTGATTATACTACTATCGAAGAGGTTGAGTCTGTGTATTATGGAACTCCTCTTAAAGAAGAATATCAACAAATAATCGATACTATTATAAACGGTGGTGTTACAAATGAAACTAAATAAAAAATTTGCAGAATATGCCTTTTTAATGTATTTAGGTGGTACCACATATATGTCTATTGAAGTTTGTTGGAGAGGATATAGTCATTGGAGTATGGGAATACTAGGAGCTATGTGTTTTGTACTTTTAGGTCTTATTAATGAAGTACTTCCTTGGGAAACTCCTATTGAACTACAAGCTTTGATAGGTTCTGTAATTATTACAGTACTGGAATTCATTACTGGATGCATAGTAAACTTATGGTTAGGATGGCACGTATGGGATTATTCAAATATACCATTTAATTTATTAGGACAAATATGTCTTCCATTTTGTTTATTATGGTTAGTAATAAGTACTGCTGCTATAATTATGGATGATTATTGTAGATATTATATATTCAGAGAAGAAAAGCCACATTATAAATCTATTTTATTAAAAAGAGATTTTAAATAAATGAAAAGAGGGAAACAATTTATGAGGAATAAACTCAATATGAATCATATACTAAGTATATGTGAAAGAGATAACGAAGGATATCTAATACCATTTATGAAAGCTCAAGTAGCAGTTGATGAACTTTGTA